GGAGCTGACGGTTGCTGGGGGCGCTGATTCCATGGGCCATTGAGTATGCCCGGACAAAGTCCATGGCGGTGATGGCGGACCCTGGCAATCCATTGTTGGCCGCGAACACTCTCTCGGCGGCGGCCGAAATGAGGTCCTCCTGCAGGGCCGCCTGGTTGTCGGCATCGCTGAGGGACTGCTCCTCTGGCGTCAGCCACCACTGGGTCTGCGGGGATGGGCTGGCCACCTGCCTCCGGTAGATGTCGAGGGCCTCCGCCACCAGCTGTTCCAGGTTGTCGGCCAGCCACTGGTGGTCGTAGAATGAGCGGCTGGTCTGGTAGGCGTTGACCAGCCAGAACCGCCTGTTGCCCGTCTGGTCCTTGAGGATGTCGACGGGGTTGGCGGTCCCCACCAGCACCGCGGTCCGCGGGTATCGCTGCCGGGTTCTGCCGTAGGCGGCCCGGTAGGTATCGACCTCGGAGGAGAGGAGGTTCTTCATTAAATCTACACCGGCCCGGTGAAACGACTCCAGTTCAGCGTCCTCAAATATGAGGGTTCCCCGTAGAACGTCGCGGCTGTCCTTGTGTCTCCAGTCCACGCTGGAGTCCACAAAGAGGTCCTCTCCGAAATACTCCGCAATCTGCCTGAACATTGAGGACTTGCCGATTCCCTGCCGCCCCAGGACCACCAGCATGTTGTCGACCTTGCAGCCGGGTTGCATGCACCGGGCCACCAGGGACACGAACCAGCGCCGACCATAGGCGGACAGCAGGCGGCCGTGTTCAATGCCCAGCGTCTTGGCGAGCCACTTGTATAGGCGGCCCTTCTTGTCCCACTCCAGGGTCTTTAGGTCCTCAGCAATCCCGTTGCGCTGGGTCTCCTCGCAGACGTCGAGGATGGCGTTCTCGACGTCTTGCCGGGCAATCTTCATGGTCCAGTCGTACTTCTCCTCAGCCAGCATGCGCACCCGGGTCTGGATGGCCTTGGGGTCCAGTTGCTCCGTGCCGAGCATGGGAAGCTGTCGGAAGGTGCAGGTCCACAGGTCGATCTCTGGGTCGTCGCGTAGGAGTCGGTAGACGTTGAGGATGGACTGCTTCACCCCCTTTGGGTCTCCGTCTTTGTCCAGCCTCATGTCCAGGGTGGCCCGGTCTGCCGCCTGGATGGGGTCCTTTGACCACCATGTGCGTCCCAGGGCATTGGAGCGGTAGAGTGCCCGGGTGGCTGACTTCCGGGAGAGGAAGCCGCTGCCGTGGCTGGTGCCTCCCCATGGGCAGGTCAGCTTGTGGACCTCTCCGACGTCGAGGCCCTCGACGATGGCGCGCCACGTCTGGCCGTCGTGGGTGTGCTCGCTGAAGTCCAAGACGTGGCCGGTGGGGATGTCTCCCGAGGGCTGCGGACCTGGAGAACGTGTTGCCTGAACTGGCCGGGCTGCCTTTGGCTTGGCCGGTGCGGAGGTCTGGACCGGGGGCAGGGCGGTGAGCAGGGCGGTGAGCCTCTCCGGGGTGATGCGGGCAGGGGACGCGGCCACCGGTATGCAGGGCCGAGGGGAGCCCGGGGCCTTGGTGTTCATCGACCGCCAGCGCCGCACCACCCGGGTGCCGGCGTCCTGGGTGGCGTCCAGCACGGGGTCGGGGAATGGGCAGCCCCATCCCTCTTCCACCCGGGCATGGACGAGGGGGCGCACCCGGTTGTGCAGGTCGACGAGCAGGGGCAGCGAGGAGACCGGCACCCCCTCCAGGGCATAGAAGAAATGCCAGCCCCATCCAGAGTCGACGGTGGCTGTGGGCTCTCCGAGCAGGTCGGTGAGCGCATCGAGCACCATCCGGCCGTGCTTCCACTTTGCAGCAAAGAGCCGGTCCTG